AGAGGGGCCTTGACTATTTTTCGTATTCGTTGGTAGTCGGGCTTATTGGGGTTATAGGTTAATGGAGATTTGTTATCGTATTGATGCGCTAGGTGCATCTCTCCTTTAGGCGTTATAGTGTAGGCGTGGTTTTTACCTGGCACTCCAGGTTTAGAGGTTATTACGGCGGTGGATTTACCTAGGTCTAAAGCGTAGCCGTTGTCGACTAGTTTAGCTACGCTTAAAGCGAATTCGTGGTGCTTTAAGCGGGTTTCTTGGCGGATTTCGTAGCCATGGGCTGAACTGTACCATTTTCCTTCGTAGATTGTTCCTCCCTCTACGCATATGGTTTTAGCTCGGCGGCTTAGGAAATCTAATATTAGTAGTGGGTTGCTCATAATACTCCTGTTCTTTGTTGTTCGATTTTTAGGGTTGCTAGTTCTTCGGGTGCATCATGTAGAGCCATGATGTAAAAGTTAAGTTGTTTAACTACTTCATCAGCGGCTTGTATTCGTAAGTGTTTATCGGTTAGTTGAAGGCTACCGTAGAACTTCTCGTTGGCTTTACGGACTGCGTTAGCGTAGTAAGATATGATCATTATTGTAAGTTTATTGGGTTATGTTCCGATATGAGTTGTACGGCTACTAATCCTTTATCGCGTTTAGATGGTTTGAATATCTTTAAGGCCGCAAGTTTAGCTTGGTAGAGATTAGGGGCTAATATTATCTGTTGAGCGTTTTTAAAGAAAATCATGTATTCGTACATGGAGCCTCCTGGTGCCGTAGTGTGGGTAGATAAAAACCTCCCTATTAATTAGCCTAAAAATAGCTTAATTAATAGGGAGTTTTTTGGTCGAGTGAATTGTATACACGCCTGTCTATACAGTAAGATGCGTATCCCGCTATGTAGGAATAGCGGCGGGCCTTTTTTATAGCGGCGTATATGGTGGCCGCTTTAACTTTTTTGGCTTGCTTGAGTTTAGTGCCGTATTTGTCATAGAAGTGGATTCTGTAGTTGCCTGTTTTTATAGCGGCCATGTTATTTAATCCTGTTATGGAGAGAATCTAGTTGTTTGATTATGTCGGTAAGTGTGTTTGCTTGCTTAGGTGAATATCGAGCTTTATTTAGGGCAAGTAGGGCTTGCTCATATTTAGCATGGTAGCTTAAGTGTATTACCTCTCCTTTTTTATATAAGCGTACGCGATAACGTTTACGAGTTTCCTCGTACCATATTCCTCGTTCAATTGAGTTCGGCATTTATTACTGTGTCCATGAACTGTTTAAATTTTAGGTTATCTGTGTACGCCCATATGAGTAAATCCAATAGGGTTAACTTAGCCCCGAATACGAATGGGTTAGCAATTCTAGCTAAGGCGTTAGCTTCTTTGGGTAGATCATGTATAAAAGTAGCGGCTTGGCATAGTTGGGCGCGTTCAAGTGGGGTACCAGATATTAGTTCGGGTATAGGGTATCTAGCGTCTAAGTATAATATTATAGTGGGAGCGTTAGTAAATAGGTTTTCTCGGGTAATAAGTCCTAGGGTAGTACTTTTAGTTTCGGTGAAAGGTATACTTTTAAGTTTTAAAATGGCTTTTATTATTTCGTATTTAGTACATCCATTGCCTTTTAATTCGTACATAGTTTTCCTTGAATCCATTTAACTAATTCTGGCCTAGATATTGAGTCTGTTTCTGCGTGTTTATAGGATGTCCAGCTTAGGTGTTCGTATATGATACAGGCGTCTGGTGATCCTACTACTACATAAACGTCGCGTCCTTCGTCGTATCGGTTATGTAACCATCGGAGTTGGAGTTTAGATAATTTTGGTTTTGTACGGTTTGGCAGACCTTTAGGGTAGAACTTATACTCGATCCATAAGTCGCCTAGGGGAGATGAATAGTAAGCGTCTGCGACGCCGGATGAGTACCTATCGGATATTTTCCACCGATAGATACTTTTATCCAGTTTAAGGTGTACTGATTGTATAAACCCAGATTCGTTCATTGAGGCAATGCTTCATTTAGTGAAGCAATGCTTCATTTAGTGAAGCAATGCTTCATTTAGTGAAGCTCTATTAACTACCGTTATCTAAGATAGTTTGTGCGTCAGTACGAATACGTAGTACGTCGGCTAATATTTTATGGGGTCTTATGTTTGAGTATTCTACTTTTGGGTACGTTTGTTTAGGGTCCATGGTGAGGTCTACGGATACTTGACACGGCATTAAAGTAGAGTCGTTTTGTAAGTTTGTTACGAACTCTGTGAATGCTTTAATAGATGTTGGAGGTAAGGATATGATCCAAGGTGTAGTGTCTTCAGTTGGTTGTTTATCGGCGGGGATAACCGCAAGAATTATTGTGTTTTTACAAGCTTTCGTGCGACTTTTAGGGCTATCAGGGTATCTAGAGCCCCATACGTTGGCCCAGCAAGTTGGGCAGGTTTCCGATTGTAAGTCGTCTGATGAAGGGTAAGGTATTAAGTTTGCTTCATTTTTATCTAGGGCGGAGCATACTGGGGGTTTTTTATCGTTACTGTCCCAATCATTTGGGAAATAGGCGCGGCTGTATCTCCAGTCTAGTATGATGCAATTAAGTGGGCCTTGGTCTTTACTACCGTCGGGTAGTGTGAACATTTTGTTGGATAAGTTGATTTTAGAGTTGCCATTTAGGGCGACTGAGGCTTCTAGTTGAGAACGTTGGACTTCGAGTTCTTTTTTAAGCTGTGCTTGAATGTCTAATAAGTCGGAGGTCATTTTTTAGCCTTTTTAGTTAGGGATATTTTGATTTTAGTGAAGGGGGTTACTCCAGGAATTGCGATACCTTGTGCGTTTAGTTCTCTAAATGAGCCTGAAGCGGGGCGTCGTTCTAGTAAATATAGGGCATCGTTTTTAAGTATGTAGTCCTCAAATTCGTCCCAGCTTTGCACATTAGGCACTATTGATTCTGAACGACGTACGGTTGCTAAGGAGCCAGAGCCCATTTCCATGTCTTCCAGTTCCATTCGCTGTAAAATTATCGACTGTAGTTCTTCCATTTCATTGGTGAGGTCTTTAACTTTGTTTGCATATATTATCTTTTCGTTCCTTAAATTATACATCTTGTCTATGAGTTTGCCAAGACTTGTTGGGGCTGTTTGGGGCTGTTCGGGCATTAGTCCTCCAGTAGATCTAATAAGTTAGTCATTTTTGTTACCTTACTGTTTAGTTTTGCATAGGCGCGTATATCTATTGTATTTCGGGCGGCTATTAATATGGTTTCAGTCTTTTTAGTTTGGCCGGCTCGGTATATACGTCTATTAAACTGTTGGTATTGTTCCGCATTGTAGGTTGGTGATGCCCATATTGTGGCTACTCCTTTAGTTAATGTTAATCCGTGGGCGGCGGATGCAGGGTGTGCGTATAGCACTTGTATTAAGCCTGATTGGAAGTCTGAGATAGCGCGGTTTCGGTTTTTGATACTTACCGATCCATCTATAACTGCGTATTTTATTTTCTGTTTTTCGGCTAGCGCTATTAGGGCGTCTCGTTGGTGGGTCCAGTTGAACGCTACGATGGATTGAGGACGTTCGGCTATTAATGAGGTTATGAGTTCGTAGCGTTCACCGGCTATTTTGAATATTTGGTCGTCCCCGTAGACTGAACCTGAGGCTACTTGCATAAGTTTAGTAGCTAATGAAGCTGCGTTTACTGCTTTGACGTCACCATTAGCGAATTCTAGAAGACACTGGGCTTTGAGTGTTTGGTATTCCGCCATATGGCTAGGAGTTAAATTGAATTGGATAGTTCTAACGTTATTCTCGGGGATGTCGATGCAATCTTCTAATGTGTGTCTTATGTTGATATCATGCATGAGGCCGTAAACAGCTTCTTGTATGTTGTCTTTTTCTACCCATTCGGTAAATGGGCCTCTGGATGCAGGTTCGTGAGTGGCGGATCTAAATTTCCAGTAGCTAGTGCCTAGGCGCAGTCCGTCGTCTATGAGTTTCATTTGATGCCATAGGTCTAGTATCCCATTGGGGTTGGGTGTACCTGTCATGAGGGTGCGCTTACCAAATCGACTTATTATTCTGGCTAGGGCTTTAGATCTTTGACTGGTTGGCTTTTTAAATGCGGTTGATTCATCCACGCATATGTATTCGAACCCGTTTAATAGTTCTAAATTGTCGACTAGCCATCGGGCGGCGTCGTGATTTATTAAAACTATATCCACGGTTCGGTCTGTAAAGGCTTTACGTCTGTCTTTGGGGGTAGATATCATGTAAGTTAGTTCGGGGGTAAATTTTATGATATCTTGAGCCCAAGATGGGTAGAGTATTGATTTAGGAGCGATTACGAGGGCGCGTCCAGCTATGGTTTTTAAGTGTTCTAATATACAGCGTGTCTTTCCTGTTCCTGGGTCTGAGGTTATGAAGGTGCGGTCATTAGCCGCTAAGAAATCGATGGTTTCAATCTGATGCTTAAATAGTTTCATTCTCCCTCCACTATTTCTTCGTCATTGAAGTCGTAACCGAGTATTCTGATTTCATTACCGCACTGCATACACGTGAAGACTTTTACGCCGTTCTCGAGTTCTTCTCGGTGATCCTGTGCCTCGTTACAGTCGAGACATTCCCTAGTTTCGTAAAGGTCATGATCTGTTAGGGTCATATAACGTGTGTTGGGTTGACCTTTGCATGCGCCACTCATGGAGGTCCCATGACTAGTACGCCTACGAGTAGGCCTAGTAAGAAGGCTCCGACCCACGTAGTGATTTCTAATTCTGAGGGCGGTTTTTTGATTTTGTTGCATCCATACATGAAATCTTGTTTGTTTTTCACTATTCTGTTACTCCCCATTCGCAGTTGTTTAAGTTGTAGGGCCCGTAAGGGCAGTATTTACAGTTCCATTTGTTATTGATAGGTTTGAATTTAGTGTCTTTGCGCATAGCGTCTACGCGTCTTTTATAGTTAGCTTCGAACTTTGGTATTTGTTTAATTGTGTAGTCAGTAGTTTTTAATACTTTTTGGTCTATATATCCGAATGCTATATGGAATGATTCTAGATCGGGGTATCGTTTGCTGGCACCTATGGCGTATAGCTGACCTTGGGCTATACGTTTGATAGGGTAGTCTTTACCTGTTTTCCAGTCTATTATTTGGCAATGGAGTCCGTCTTTAACGAAGGCGTCTAGCTTCATGCGGCAACCTACGTTGTCGTTCCCCCATTCAGTAACTGACCAATCATCGGTGTAAGCCCAGTCTTCTTCGACTAAGGGGTTAGCTATTTTTAGATTGAAGCAGTAGTCCTGTAATCCAGCGGCTTCGGGTGTTAGGATTCCATCGTGTAGTAGGTAGTTCTCGATTACATTGTGTATTCTGTTACCACGGAGCATGGGGCTGTCTGGGGCCGGTTCTGGCTCTGCTATTTTATCTATATATTTTAGTCTATACTTTCGGGGGCACCCTTCGTATAGAGTTAGGGAGCTGAAGCTCCAAGGCCGTTTGTTCATTGCGTTTCTCCGCCTGTTTAAATAATTCAGTTAGCTGGTCTTCATGGCGTGTCAGGGTTTGACTCATATGTTCCAACTGTTCTAGGATAGAATTGATAGTATCGTTAGACATCGTTTATTTTTATGACATTTGAGGGTGTTGTAGGGGCGGCCTCTGTGAAGCCTTCGAGTTGTCCGGTCCATTTTACTTTAGTTAACAGTACTCGTTTAATGTCGTCTGGGTGTTGTTTTAACCGAGTAAAATCTAATCCGTTGTTTGAACAAATCGAGGTGAATTTATTCATTGTCACTATTTTTTTAGACGCGCCTGTTACCCATAGGTACATGCGTAGTAGCACTTCTTTCTTTATCCGACTAGTTTCTTTATTTTTTGCTTCCTCTATCCATGTCAGTACTGTTTTTTGATACGCTATGTATTCTGGTGCTTGGAAGGGGTCAGGGGAATCGATGAATTGGTCGGTGAAAAAGTCTATGTCGCCGATTAATATGGAGTAGAAGAATTCTTCGTGTGATGATCTAGATTGCTTGATCATTGTTTCGCGGGCTGCGTTCTTTAGGCTGCTTTTTACAGCGTTTTTGTTTACTTTGTATTGCCGTAAGAAATTAGCGAATTGAGTGACTTCTTGTTTAAGGGCGTCACGGAATATCTCTGGGTCGGCTACCGGTAATGGAAGAGTTTGCCGAGGCGCGACGTTCATACGGCGATCTTCGGTTTCTAGTTTCATACAAGTGGGTCGGTTAGTAGGCATTATAAAGTTGGCATAGCTTTTCCGTTTGACTCCGTTCATCCGCATTGCTCTTATTGCTACTATAGGTTCGGTGATGTATGACCTTAGCCTTGCATACTGCTGAGAGCCTTGGACGTCGTCTTTCAGTTCGAATTCGTCGATTACGCATAATAAATTTCGCTCCATGAATAGGTTTTTATCTTCGGTTACTTGGTCTGTGGTTGCCATGAATGTGTAATCGTAACCGAATATTGGCTGTAATAGTATTTCGAATAATGTTCCTTTACCGGTTCCGGTTGTACCGTGTAATATCCATGCAGTACCGGTTTTCGTACGAGTTTGGAATACAAAAGCTAACCAGTTCATAAAGGAGTTGTAGCATTCGTCGTCTACAGTTAAATGCTTAAATAAGATTTCGCAATGGTGGGGCATTGTAGATTGGGTATCTTTAGACGCCATGTACTCTGAGGGTTTAAAGGTGTTTATCCAGCGTCTTTCTGGGCTTATTTGTATTAAGGAAGATGGATTAAATTCTACTTCCCAGTCAGGTATGTGTTTTAAGCGATCTTCCCCGTTAGTAACCAAGAAGTCGTTAACTCTTTCTTTGGAGGACGTAGGGTGCATGTATGTTACTTCCGATGTTTCTGGGTTATATTTTACTTGCCAGTATTGGTCGAGTACTGGGTCTCGAAAACCTATGGATGTAGATAGTTCTATACCCCCATCGGTGTTAAGTGTGATATCACCACCGCCTGATATAGCGTGGACCTTGAATTTATCGTAAGTGGTTTGACATAAGTCTTGCAGTCGGAAATTAGGTTCGCCTTTGAAGTTATAAACGATACTCGGGTGTTCTTTACTGAAATAGTACCCCCAACTATCTCCACCGTTAAGGTTTAGGTATATGAAGTTATTTGCGCGTTCTTCTATACCTGTGATTTTTACTTCTGCGGGGTCGATTACTACGAGGTCGTTTACAGGGGCATTTCGGGTTTCAAGTCCTTCGTTATTCCGTAGTTGGTTTACGGCGTCGTAGATACTGAATTCAGTTTTTGTAGGTACGAAGGTGTGAGTGGGATGGGTTCGTTTTGTTAGAATGAAGCGGTTAGTTATAGGGTCTGTTTCTTGTACCGGTTTAGCTAGGTATATTATTTTACCGTTATCATTAACTGTGATATCTAAGGGCCACTTAAGGCTGAGTTTATTTTTACTCAATGTTATGTGGTCGTAGAGGTGCTGAAAATTTAGGGCTTTTACGTGGTGTTTAATATCAGCAGGGAGTACGGGAGTTTCGAGTAGTATGAAATAATGGCCGCGTAAGTCATCATCGTGTTGGGAGGAGGCTGAGTGCTGAAATATGTAACTAGTGTTAGGGAACCCGAGGGTATTTATTAAGTGATTTCGGTCTTTGAATGGTAAAGTATTGTGGTCGATATCTAAGATTAATAGGTTTGTTGCCGTTTGTTTAACTAATCCGGCTCTGGATTCTTTTACTAGGGGTCTAGTTAACTCGCCCTTGATTAAGCAATTCCCTTCTTGTGCGTGGAGTTTTAAAAGTTCTAACAACGATTCTAAAGTGTTAGTTTGATGACTAAATGAGGTCACTTTAGTTACATTAGGATAGCTATCTCCGGTTATTAAATTTTTAGCTAGTGCCTGGCCGTTTGCGGCGGCGAGGAAAGAAGTTTGCATATAATTCTCCTGAGTAAGTATCTAAGTTTACTCCTTTTTGCTTTTGGGGCTGTTAAATATCGTCTCGGATAGCTATACCTACAGGGAATTGAGGCTTTCCGTAGGGCGTTAACGCGAAGTATCGAACTGTAATTTGTTTTCCTATATATTCGTTAGGGTGATCGACTTGGTGTTTTCGCTCTTCGTCTGTGCCCCTCATGCGCACGTTAAAGCCGTCGCATTTGATTACTCCGTTTCCGTCTTTGTCTTTACCAATATCGAGTATTTTATATTCGGTTTCTTTGAATTTTTTATATTTGAATAGATCAGCGCTACGTTCTCCTTCTTTATACGGTCCGTCTAAACGGAGCATTACGCCTTCGTAGCCTTGTTCGACGAATGTGTCATGCCAGAAGTCTACTTCAGCGGAGCTGTTTATCTCAACGAATGGTACCGCTCGAATCATGTTAGATTTTAAGTATCCAGTGGTCGCGAGAACGCGGGTTTTGAATCGTTGGTTATATCCGCCGCCTGAAACTACATCGAATACGCGGAATTCTAGTTTGGGGGTGTTGTCGTTAGGTTTTCTGCAAGCGGCTACGATTTCGTTTAATGGAGTATTGTGGATGTAGAGTTCTCCGTCTAATTTAAAAATACAGCCGGCTTCGTTTAATAGTTTTTCGAGGTGTGGCACATTGTAAAAGGTACCTTTGCGACTTTGGAATCCTTTACCAAGTATCCAGATAGCGCGTACCCCGTCTAGTTTTGGAGATGCGTAGACGCCATTACTCCATTGGACTTGGTGTCCTACTTTTGAGTAATCGCGGGCTAGCATGGGCTGAACGTGTGAGGTGTAGTCTAAACGATTTATGTCAGTGCTGTAGCCTTCTCGGGTTAGTCGGTTGGTGTGTTTAGCTTTGGCTTCAGCTGCAGCTTGTTGAGCGCCAGTAGTAGCGTTGGCACGCCCTACGTTTTTAGGTTCGCAGCGTGTAGTTTTGCTTATTTGTTTGCCTTTGTGTAGACCGTGAGAAGTAGTATAAGTGTTGTTTTTGACGCTTATGGACCATTCTCGTACTTTACCTTTAGAGTCTTTTTTATATAGTGTGTCGTGGATGATTGTCATTGTGGTGTCCTTTGGGTTAATAGTTGAGCAGTTTAACGTCGGTGTAATAGTCACAGTATTACTATGCTCAGGACGATTAGATCGAAGTAGAACAAAAAAAAAGAAATAATGGGATGTCGATGTACCAATTATTTCCCCGAAGTAGTGTTCTACCCCTCTAATTGCCGGTGTTTATCGAACCCTCCACCGCCGGCTGGGAGTTGGTGGAGGGTTTCTCAGGTCTCTCCACCATCAACATCCGCCATCAACTAGAGTCAGATCTAGTTAACGCGGATATGAATATTAAACAACATAGGGCGTGGGACAGGTGAGATTCGCCTGTTTCGGGGTCATTCTTTTCTCCAGTTTGATAGGCCGCTAAATGTCGTAGTGTTGCGCTGAAATATCTTTGCGGTGCATTGGATACGGTTTTCCAATTGTCTCGCTCGTATTTGTTAGCGCCGAATTCTAGTACGCGAATAACCGGTTCTAGCTCTTTCAGGGGGAGTAAGCTCCAATCCGGTTTGGAGGCGTCGAATTTTAGTCCGTTCTCGGTTTCGTTCTCGGGTTTCTTTTGCATATTGCAGTTCCAAGTTGTGTAGTAATCGGGTTAATTGAATTAAGTACGGGTCTATTACGTCCATTATATACCTCCGAAAGAATTCATTACGTTATTACGCACTTTCGTACGTACACTTTGTATAGCGGTAGATCGTTTTGCGCATATTGATGCGTTAGTGGGTGTGTACGCTAACCACATAGCATGTATGGGGATTTCTTGGTCTTCGTCAGGTCTGTATTTACGAAATCGTAACCGGATTACTGTTTTATCCCAGGCCCATACAGGGAGTATTTTAACGTCAGCCCCATCTGTGGCCGGATCAGCTTCGGGGTATAGTTTACTAGCTATGAGCCATTGGTCTGTGGATTTTAACTGTAGTTCATTCCAGTGTACGTGTACTTTTAATTTAGGTTTGTGCTTTCCTGCGGGCCTAGTGAAGGAGGGGAGGGTGTCACGGTTAGCTAATATGTGGACTTTAGGTCGTATAGCGGGCACTCTAAAATGTTTGGATGCGGCGACCGAATAAACTTCGGCTCTTTGTCGTATAGATTCTCTTTTTTCAGCTAATCGGGCGGGTGGGTTGTATTTATTAGGTGAGTTTTTCCAGTTTTCTGGGATTATGTATATGTTGTTTTGTTTTACAGTTATGGAGATATTTTTGGTTAGTACACTTATGTCTTGTACGAGGGTTAGAGCATCGTGACTATTTATACGGCGTAATTTACGGTTATTAGATTTCGTTTCACGGTCTCGGGCTAGAGATTTAATGTGTGCTTCATGCCAATATTTGAGGTCTGGTAAATGGGGGAGTAGAGGTTGTAGAAGTTCTATCTGTACGTCAGTTGCAGTGGAGTATTTCATGTCTCCTTGTTGGTGACGTACCGCATTAATGAACATGGATACTTTACTGCTCATACTGAGGTCGTTAGGTCCTATGGAGGCGTCGACCCATTTTAGGGCCATAGTTATGAATTGATGGGGGTGCATTAAGAATCCTCATTTTGGTATAAGTCTATGTGTTGGCCGAAAGGAGCATCCATGTTCTCAGTTCGAGCCCAGAAAACTGGGTATTCAGGTTCTACAGGTGGGTAATCCCAACTGCCCATATCAGTGAAATAAATGAGGGCGTTTACTTCATCTTCTGGGTTATTAAGCCTGTCAAATACTGGCGTAAAGGCGGTGCCACCTCGCCCTACTACATCTAAGGGGATTAGGTCGTTATTTGTATACTCTTTATGGAAATGTATTTCAGTATCGCATTGTATGAGTGTTAGTTTCGTTAAGTTGACTGTTTCTAATAAGTATTTTAGTTCAGCCCAGAATTGAGTTAACTCGTGTGTTTGGACGGATGCGCTCGTGTCGATGGCAATTGCTAAGTGACCTACGTTAGGTTCGTGTAATGTGGGCACGTGTATATTTCTGGTTAAGTAAATTAAGTCGGGTGGGACCCACGAATAATCAGTTTTAGTGATGGCGCCGAATATGTTTGCCGTTTGTGTTTTCCAGTCGATTCGGGGTTTACCTAATCCTATTTGTTCTAGCGCGCCTTCAGTACCGTCGCCGCGTTGCCTGGCGGACTGTTTAGCCTCTTCGGTTAGTACTTCCCATTGTTTTTCTTGGTCTGTGGTTGTGTGGTGGGTGGGTACGGCGTCAAAGCAGTCTCCCCAGTGTGTTTTACGCCCCTTAGCGGGTTTAGGTCTTTCGTATGTTTTTGGTAGAGCCTTATAGATTTGTTCAGCGGGCATGTTAGCGTATATAGCGCTTATTAATGCTCCTTTGGGGAGAGTAAAGCCGTAAGTGTGTACTAGTGGCCAGTTTATAGCGAAATCACAAGCTATGTTCCATCTTTCAGGTTCTCGGTTACCGCGTCTGTAGGGGTGGAGGAGACCGCAGTGCAGTATTTCATGCGCGCAAACACCTAATGTTTCTGGGGGATCGAGTTCTTCGACCCATTTGGGGTCGTAGTATAGGTGAGCCCCGTCTGTGGCCATTGTGTCAGTTATCTGATCGTTGGCTATGACTGTAAGTTTAAGTGCTAGAATCCCGAAAAATGGTGATTTTCGTAGTAGCGTAGTTCGGGCCTTGATTATTTTTTCATGTGGGAGTAAGTCCATGGTGGTTTAGTGAGTTAAGGGTTAAATAGGTGAGCAGTTTAACCCTGCAATCCTAAATCGTAAGACGTGCTCAGGTCTTACGACGGGTTAGTAAGAAGTAGGCCGTTTATTTAGGGTCCGGCTAAGACGTGGTACGTTCCTACTAAATATCCCATGTGCTATCAGCTATAAGCTGGGCGTGTTGGGCAATCCAATCTTTAATCGATTTGTTTTTCTTCATTCCGGTCCAGTGCCGTGATGCGTAGGCTAGCATCATGAACGCATTTTCAACGGGGATCTTACCGGCTAAGATTACGAAGTTATCCCCTGTTTTATCGTCCACTTGGTATGCTAGTGATATACATATCGCGTTCATTACTCCAGGATCTGAGGGTGCAACGAATGAATGCGGGTGGTTTAAGGCTTGTTGAGGGTCTGGTAAGTTAGCACAAGTATCGCGGAAGGCCATGAACGTTGTAGCTACGCCTTTGCCTACTAGGCCGGCTACGCATTCTCGGATGAATCGTTCTTGTGGGTTAGTCTTTAGTACATTTGATACGTATTCCCATGAACGATAGGTTGCATAAGGGTCTTGGGATTTAGCAGGGTCGAATGTCATCAGTGCATCGGGGCTAAATTTGGTGTATGCAATGACGTGCGGATGGACCTTGTTACTGGCGGCCCAATTCCAGAAGGCGTCATGGTCTTTTTCCATCTCCATATGCATTACTCGGGATACTACGTGGGCGTTGATGTTGTGTGTAGCGGCGCGGTCTTCTTTTCGGTTACCAGTAGCGCAGACGAATGAGCCCTTAGGGAGCCTTACGTCCCCCATTATTTGCTCGATTAGCAGCTGACTAAATCCATTTTGTATGGCGGGTACGCATTGCGGGAACTCGTCTATAAGAACGAGGACTGGGTCGTCGTCTGCTTTTGGCCATATTTGTAGGGGTAGGAACTTAGCTTCGTCGTTGTATGTGGATATAACTCCTTTGATATCTAGTAGATCTACAAGGGGAGCGTGAACGTTAATGAGTCGTAACTTGGCTTTTTTGGCGTACTCACGGGCGAGCGTGGTCTTCCCCATCCCAGGCGGACCTTTCAGGAAGGCGCTCAGCCCCGCTTTGTGGGCTATTCTTAGGTATTCTGGTACATCTGCTATTCTCATTCTTACTCCTTATTGGATTTTATGATTTCGGAATCTACCATTGCTAGTATTTCGGGATTGATAGGCATGAACCCGCCTTCGGGGAATTGTTTAATTATGTTTTTTATTAGTTCGTTAGCTTCGGCTCTAGTGAATTGAGTTTCGAACGTTTCTTTAGCGTACTGCATGACCATGTCAGGGCCCCAGATATCTACTATGAGGCGGTCGTTGTCCGTATAGTTTAGTTGTAGGCATTTAACTAATTGGGACATTAGTGCTAAATTAGGTGATGTTATAGTTTCGGTTTCCATATTGTTCCTGTTAGGTCGTGAATGGCTCGGATTAAAGCGAATCTGGTTAATTCACCTACGGATATTTGCTTGTTACTAGCGGTTTGATGTATTAATTGCAGTAAAGATGGTTCGATTTGTATTTGCATACGCTCCTTTCTTAGTTCGGTTTCTTCTCGTTTCAATTCTTTATCCTTAATCATCGATTATGACGTAGTTGCTACATTGGCAACATTTGTCTTCGTCGTCGGCTAGTACCATTTCAGTGCATACTCGGCACCATCTATTTGGGGCGTGTTTGTGTTCGTAGGGAATGAGGGATAATGTAGTTAGAAATGTTCGGAGTATTTCGCTAAGTGTAGTTTGGTGAGCCCGCGCGTGGGCATGAGCGTGTTTAATTGATTCTTCAGGAGCGTTGAAGCTGAATTGTTTTGATTTCATAGTTTTAATTTGTCCTTTTCTTGGTTACAACTTATTGTGAAGCACGTATTTTTGAGCTCGTCTAATGACAGCTCTACCTGCTGGAGTGCGTAACGGTAGCCTGCGCGGTATATTGGGTTACGTAGGTCGTAGTTATAACCGTCGTTAATGTATTCGGCTATAATTGTTTCGGTGGTGGTATCCATATATTGTGCCTTTTAATGTAATAGTGGAGTTTATCGACAGTTATACCTAAGCGTTCGGCGGCGTGTTCTAAGACCCTATCTTCGTCATACAATACTGTGTGTATTTTATTTCGGATGGTGGCAGGGTCGTCGGAGGGGTCTATGGTCCATCTTATTGGCGGTACGTAGTGCATTATCATGGGATGAATAGGATGTATAAGATCGCGATGAACGAAATTATTAGTAGGGTATCTTGGGTGTCTTGAGTCATAACATTTCCTTTGATAGTTTATTGGTGCCGTACTTCAGACTGTATAATTTGGCAGCTGAGGCAGCGTCATTCTTTATTTTTAGGTTGTGGGGTTAGTGTAAATCCCTCTTTGTCTACTGTGCCGTATATCCAACCTTCGTTGATGGCTTTGCTTATAGCGGCTTTGCATCCCTCTTCGAATCCCTCCTCGTAACCGACGTGTTTTGCGTACGTCCAAATTAGCACCATGGCTATGATTACTGCTATTACTGCCATCTGTTCTGTAGTCATATTGCGTTCCTTTTAGTAGGTGCCGTGGTGGGGAGAGACACTGTGCCTGGGACTGTCCCGGGTAGGGTTTGGTCTGCCGATTCCGTATACAATTGTAAGACCGCATTTCTTATTATTGAATTTATACTGGTTTGACTGTTGAGGGCTAATGTTTTTAAGCCTTGTAGTAGTGTGGGTTCAAGTCTTAGGTTTAGTCGTTCTGAGCGGCTTTCGCTGTCTATAATGAGTAACGTTTTCTGGTGTTCTAATTGATTTCGGGCGTTCATCTTTGCTCCTTTGTGGTTAATTTATAGTATAAATGATATTAGTATTGGGGCTGTAAAATAATTAAGGTGCCATGGCACCGCTTGGGGGGGTATCTAAATAAAAGCTTCGTTTTTGGTTAAAAAGTCCACTTTGTCCACTTTTAATTTCTAAATGTCCATCTTTTATTTGCTTGTAACTCTCTGATACATAACCTATTTTTCTTAAAAGTCCATAAAGTCCATTGTTTTTAAAGTATTCACTAAGTAAAAGGCACCATAGGCACCATGGCACCACGATAAAAGGTGCCTACGGTGCCTAGGTGCCAAGCCTACACTGGCTAATAGTCTGAAAACCGTGGACTTTATGGACTTTTGAGATTTTGTTATTTATATTCAATGAGTTAGACGTAAAAAAATGTTGGACATTTAGAAACCAAAAGTGGACAAAGTGGACAAAATGGGTAGTTTCACCTAAAAAGTGTTGTTGCCCCTATATGTCGGTGCCATGGCACCACAAGGTAAGTGGGGCTGTTTGGTGCCTACGTTGAAACGCAGCTCAGATTAGCCTCTTAAGCTTCTTTTTGGCACTCCATCGTTGTGGCACCATTACTGACTGAGCGATCTGGGCTGGTTCTAGATCCTTAACCGCTCAACTCCGCTAAGGCACCTATTTAGAGTAACAATGGTCATATCCGCCTTTAGCGTCTAATGGCAGGTCGTGCGCCCATACTGGGGACGTCCGTGTTACCTGAAGCATGACATCGAGTGTTTTTTGCGCGTCCGCTTCGGGAACTACGGCTAGTATCTCATCGTGCGTGGAAGAGACAGTACGAATACCGCGACGTTCTATTTCTAACAGCTGATCGGCGATGATTACTCTCGCCAGTCCTTGGACGATGTTCTCTTGAAGGCGCGCTCCATAAATATTGCTTTTATTGTCCGTATAACCGAAAGTCCAACCTCCACCTTCATTACTTGAGTCTAGACATGGGTACCAAATGAACATACCATTAGGTAGCATTAGGTGTTCTTTATGGAATTTAACTCCTTTACGTGTATTGTGAGTATCTGGCATCATGAAATACATATCGCCTAGATAGTTATCCATTTCCCGCCATGTATTCTTTATATTAGGGTATAAACGACGGTAGGATGCAATGGCGGATTGAGCGTCGACGTCACTGAGGAGTAGCGGGGGTAATCCCATAGGTCCAGTGGCTACAAACGCTTGAAATTTCCTCCACCCCATACCATAACCGCAGCCCAGAACCATTACTTTACCTAATCTACGTTCGCTTTCAGTTATATGGTCAGCACGCTTATCTAAGTGGACGGCCGCAGTGATACTGTATAGGTCTTGGCCGGTTTTTAACATATCAAGTGCTCGATATTCGTCACTCCACCATGCATTTACGCGTAGTTCTATTTGTGCGCTATCAACTACTACGATTACATGACCTTTTGGTGCGACAATACTTCTTCTAATTTCTGAATCACGCGGTAGGTTTTGAACATTATAACCGTCGCCACCGGACCATCTACCAGTATGGGCGCCATAATATTTTAGTGGCATTGGTAGTCTATTATCAGGGCTACATTGGGCTATACTTAGTAGCTTTTTAGGTCGAGTGATAGCGATGTTTGATTTAGCGGCGAGTCTGCCTTGAAAGATATGATTAGCCTCGGGATGTTTAGCTACGCATGCCCAAAATTGGGGGTCGAGTTTAGACAGCGCCGTTTTAGGCCATTTGTTGTCTTCTCCTGCTTTGGTAGGTACTTCTATCCCTTGCTCGATTAGGTAGCGTTCGAATTTCTGGTTACTCACTAGCGTGGCTTCATCAACCCCACTAGCTTCAATTAGTGCTTGTCGTGAGTCTATAGCAGATATAAGGCTAGCGGTTATGCGTGTTTGGTCTATTTGAAGTAGAGGTTCTACGCCCCATTTTTGGGTGATATGGATGAGATCTTTTTCATCATCTGGGAATTTGTCGATTAAGAGGTCATAAAGTTTTTTAGCTAGTACAACATCATTAATAGCATATTCTTCTAGTTCAGCAGAGACAGCGGTTGAGCCTGGCGTTAAGGCGTCCCCTTTTTCTCCGAGGTTTAGTAATTTGGCTAGTCTAGCTAAGCGGTGGTCTTTTACGGGTATCATGGCGCGGCTTAATGCGACTGTACACGTCCATCGTTTAGCAGTTACGCCGTAGTGTTGGGTTAGTATCATACCGTCGAATAGGATGTTGTGCGCTATAACTTCACTATTAGCCCAGTCGTAGTCGGGTAGTTGATCACCGGTTATCCAGTAGGGGTCTTCATCGTTCACTTGTATAGCTATACCTAATACTTTAAATTGAGGGTCTCTAACGTACTCAATTGTAGTCATTTTTGTTAGAGAATAGTTACGGTCGTAGTAGGTTTCAAAATCGATGAATATTTTGTCCATGCAGGTACTCCATAGTTGTGGGTTTACCCATTGTAATATAATTGGGGGTTGAACACGTCCTTGTGCACCCCAAAAGGCCGCATTGCACCCCAAAAGGCCGCATTGCACCCCAAAAGGCCGCAATGCGTCCTAAAAAGTCGCGATGCGTCCTAAAAAGTCGCGATGCGATTATTGCATATCTAAAGCATCACCATCTCTAGTGTAGTAACGTAGTCCAGTCACTTCAATATACTCAGGTTCACCTTCACCTGCAGTGTTTTCAGTCTTAAACATGGCAATGGCAAACTTGGTAGTGCCAGTGCTAAAGTCTTTAACTAATGATGGGTCATCCAATGCGACAGCGCGACATTCTTTATCGAAGTCGCTTAATTTCTTAACAGCTTCTTCAGCTTGACTAAAAGGGCCAATCCCCATTACGGGAACCAATTCCATGTTTAATCTAGATGCGGCTAAGTCTTTCATTGCTTCAGTCATAGGTGTTGTAGATATATAAGCTAGTTTTTTCATTTGTATCCTTTAAAAGTTAGAACCACCCCGTTAAGTGCGCCCCGAGGTGGATTGGGCGGTCAATAAAAAACCCTCACAGCTTATTAGGCCGTGAGGGTGTGTTGTAAGGTTATTCAGCCATGTGTTTGAACAAGGCTGCTGCTGCTATAGCGTCTTGGGCTGAACGGTTTTTGAATTCTTCTTGGTCGGACTCAGCAAATTCTATGGCCTCTTCTACGCTATGGATAGGCGTATATACTGTCTTACCAGCTGCATTTTCACCGACTGGTCGCGAACTCACTTCGAATTCTATTCGTTTTCCTTTGTTGGTTAAGTTGTTGAATAGATAGCGAGCGCTTTTCTCGTATGCCTCGATCGTTGTTATTAGCATATCGCGGTCGTTTGGGAGGGCATCTGCTTCATATTCACCACCATCGTATTTAGTGGTTTGTTTTTCTAAGAAGTCTATGTCGTCTCTTATTAATGCGAACAACTCAGTGTCGCCATTGGCTTCAGCCTCTGCCAGGTCTTTTTTCTTCTGGATTAGTTCATATGAGGAAGACGAGCCTGTTTTACAAGCTTGAACGATTTCAAGTATCATACAGCGGAATACAAGATTTGCAGTCAGCCCTAAGATGAAGTGCGAACTTGATTTCATTCTAGCTACCGAATTGGCCTTCGTTAACCATGATTCGCCTGCTATATCGTACTGGTCTAATATCACATTCACGGCCGCCGCGTTATTGTAAGAGACGGAAAATACTCGTGCACGTTCTACTGCTTTTCTTACTAGTAATGTTTTTAGAGTGTTCATTTTATATCCTTTTAATACAGTTAGTTTTTATATGCTTCGTTTTTATATGCTTCGTTTTGTACCTATTTGCCCTCCTCTTTTATTAAGCGTTTGATTTTGGCTGCGCATAACAGTATGCCCATACTTGTCCTATTTATATCCATAGGCTCTCTCTTTTTGCCCGCCTGAAGTGCGAGCATGCAATCTGTTAACTGGTATAACGCATTAGCTGCGCCATTCAGCATTACTTGTTTGTTTTTTGTCATATCAAAGCCCCGTTAGTGTAGTTTACGATCGTGTTTTTCTGCCTGCTCCATGTCTTTAGCAAGCTGTTTTTCAATTGTTCTTTCAGCGACGACTTCCTTGAAGAATCGGTGATGCGTAGTTGCTAGCGTGTAGAGTGTTTCTAGTTCACCTTTATCTTGGTCGATTGCATCAGTATTGACTGCCATACAACAAACCCATAGATTTTTGTGTTGCTCGTCAAATACCCGTTGTAGTACTGTAGGTTCATCTTCTTCTCGCGCTTGTGGGAAAGCTCGTCGTAACACGCTGTAAACATGGCAGGCTATGAAACCTGCTAAGCTAAGGTCGTGTTCTTCTATGTAATTGTGTACAGTTTCGCTCGTAATCATCATTTTATTACCTCTATATAGTCTATGAATATAATAGTTAGTAGGCATATCGTACCGACCATCGTCTCTGCAATTATCAACCACGGTATCTTCATTTTTTGACCTCTTTGTATGTGTCAAATCCCTTGATTAGTTCATCAACTAATCTGTCGAACGCATAGGTTTTTAATTCTTCTTGCGTCCATTCGTCCATATAAATGTTTGCTAATTTTATGGCGCATACCTTGATTTCCTTATCAAGCGCATCCATCTGTTCCGTTATTTTACTCATTTATTTACCTCTTTTTGTGGGCGAAGGCACCTCGCTTTGAATATCTGCGTATCCAGTAGCAAGGTGCCAAGATTTGTGTTGCTAAGTGCCTAATGCTAGTAAGGCTTTAGCTGCCGCCCAGTAATTAGCATACATCGCCTTGACGATGAACTCAGGACCGACCCAAGCACCTAGTGCCCAGTACTTATTAATTTTTAATAAAGTCATAGCAATAACCATAGTTAAGTTAAACACAGACCATATAGCCGAGCACATCTTGGTTATATTCATCGCACAATGGCCTATTTACCATGGACAGCGATGAATATAGCCGAGATGTGCTGTCGTGAGCCCTAGTCTTGAGTTAGGTAGCGTAGTATTAGGCTGGAGAGAAGAGAGAGAAGAGAAGAATGAAGTGCCTCCCGTTATGCCATTATCCCGTTATGCATTTAGATTTGGGAGGCCATGAAAAAAGGCTCTGAGTGATGTTCTCAGAGCCTCTTTTTTATGCCTCCTTCTTCTTCTTAGATTTAACCTTCTTCGAGTCGCAGAACTCTATTGAGGTCGCGATGACTTCGGTTATCCACCGTGTGTCTCCTTTGACCTCGTATGTTCTGGTTTCCAAGCGGCCTTGAACGCAGATCTTTGACCCTTTGCCCACGTACTTCTTGCAGGCGGTGGCCAACGGTCCCCACGCAATTACTCTGTGCCACTGCGTAGTTTCAACGAGCTTACCTTTCTTATCGGTATACTTGCTGTTGGTTGCCAATGTGATGGTAACCTTCTTTGACCCTGACTCGAACTTCTTGACCTCAGGTTTCTTACCTGTGTGACCAAGCAATGTAACTGTATTGATGCTCATGTCCTTACTCCTATTTAATGTGCGTAATTGCAATCAATATAGCCGAGCTCGAGACGGCCTGGGCTTGGCCGTCATCGAGCTAGAAAACCATTTCGAAGCCCCGGGGGGCCCCTTTTTATTTCTCAAACCCGAAGGGGGACGGCAGGAACCTCGCGGTTGAGCCATTTTAAAACGTTACAGCCCCAACACAGCCCCACTTAATACAGCCCCAAGGCTCTAAGTATGTTAGTATCTAGGTACCAGAGTTATTAAGGAGGTAATATGAGTCGTCTTAGCCCTCACTTCCAGAGGTCAGAGTTCGAGTGCCCTTGTGGACTGTGCAACACTGATCCTGTAGTTGACCATACTTTAATCGAAGTATTGGAGGACGTAAGAACCCATTTCGACAAGAGCATCACCGTGACTAGCGGGACTCGGTGCATATACCATAATATATCCGTAGGAGGGAGCGAGGAGTCCCAGCACCTAACCGGACGGGCGGCGGACATCATCGTACGGTCTCGGGCCCCGCATGAAATAGTCGAGTACCTAGACAATAAGTACCCAAATACCCTCGGGATCGGTTCGTACGCTACTTTCACGCATGTGGATAGTCGCACTAAACGAGCGAGGTGGTGATGGACCAGTATCACGCAGGCATGAACCCTGGTGGGCTGATGAGCCAGGTAGATTCTCAACGCCAGATGAACACCAAGCGGATAAATGACTCTATACAGCGTAACAAGGCAAAATATTCCCTACTTAAGGGGGTAAATGTAGAAGGACGGTTCAACGATCCGGCGATACAGCTGCATGGTGGGGCACTAGAGACGCAGCCGCCCGGCGCTACGGACGAAGAAGGTAAGTTGATTAACTCGACGGATCACTACATCATTAACGTAGGCGATCTAAACGACCCACGTATAGCAGGTAATTTAGACAACGCTATTTTAGGTGACTTGCTGCATACGATAAGGGGTAACCCTGAGTGGGCTAAGATGACCAATGATGTGTACGCACTCAGGGATGAGGAACAGAAGGCCATCGATATGAATGCTTACGGGAGTATGGTCGAAGACCGTTACGGCGGGGACTTTAAGCGCTACCCCCTATCGCAGTTCGAGGATTTCCACCGGAAAGATGCTTACACACGTTCGGTAATCGCGCCGGATAATAACGCGGAGAATTGGACGAATGGCGAGCAGAAAACATACATAGAGAAACACATGATCCCTTATTTGAAGGGAGTGATGGAGGACCATGCAGGCGGAGGACGATGAAATAAGGTGGCTGGAGCGATACCCGTGGTACTTAGATTTAAGCGCTAAGCGCCGAGATTGGGTCAATAGGTTCGTAGCGGAGGTGTCTCCTGAGGTTTTTGTAGGTATGAAGGACGTGCAATTGGCCATACAGGGCAATGATTTTTCACTATTGGCGGAGCTCATAGTAGCGTATGACGAGGTAAGCCAGCATTTAATAGCGGAGTTAAGTACAGATGACGAAGCCTTTGACTAAGGACGCCGAGGCTTATAGGAAGAGAAAGCAGGTAGAGGCGGCTGATAGATCACCCGAAGAGAGGGCTAAAAACGCAGGGAAACCAGGGTATACGAAGTTCGGCGTTAAGCGGAGAAGTTCAGGTAATCAGTGGGCTAAAGGTATAGATCCGGTTTTACGCGCGGAGAAGCGGACTCAGAAGCGGGTCGAAGAACAGATTACAGAAAAGAAAGAGGAGAGACGTAAACGAAACAACGCGAATAACTATAAGTACCTAGCTAGTATGACTAAGTTAGCTAAGAAGGCACGTCATGGGCTACCCAAAGGGCCCGGCAGTATCGCAAAAAGGGATATAATGGAAGCTAAAGATAAAGAACAACGCGCTAAGATCGCTACTGTAGGGGTGATGAAGTCACCGGAAGAAATACAGGCGTTATTAGTGGAGTTAGAGTGCGACCCTATAGCGCGCATGGCGGCTATCGCTCAGCGGGCAGAAAACGCGGGGGAATTAACCGTGGCGTCAAATTTATATAAGGAATTGGCCCAGTATGCAGCCCCTAAAAGGAAAGCTGCTGAGCCAAAGGTTGTTAAGGACAAGAACCTATTATCTATGAGCGAGGAGGAACTATTAGCAGAAATAGCTCGTTTGGAGGCATCCGTTGGCTGAATCATTGAAGATTTTACAGGAGCGGATACGTGTACTTAAGGAATTAGAGGCACGGAAAAAGGAAGCTCAGAACACGTACGTACCATATGAAAGACAAGCAGACTTTCATACCAGGGGCGTTGAGTTCGCAGAGCGGTGCCTAATGGCAGGGAATCAGACAGGTAAAACATATAGCGGGGCCATGGAGTGTTACTTCCACTTGAGTGGTAATTACCCAGAGTGGTGGAGAGGGCTTAAATTCAGTAAAGCCCCGGTTATATGGGTCGGTGGCGACACCGGTGAGACGATAAGGGATACGACTCAGCGCCTGTTACTCGATAGACCAGGGAAGCTGCAAGAAGATAGTTACGTAGGGATCCTCCCTAAACGGATTATCATCGGAGACCCTAAGCCAGCCTTAGGGACTCCGAACCTATTTGACCACGTCAAGGTTAGACATACTACCGGTGCGATCAGTTACTGTTACTTTAAAGCTTACGCTAAAGGCAGGCCGAAGTGGCAGGGCGAAACCATCGATCTAGTCTGGTTTGACGAGGAACCACCCGAGGAGCTGTATGCGGAGGGTCTAACGCGGACCAACCGAGGACAGATCGGGCAGCGAGCTATTCTAACGTTTACACCGCTATTAGGTATGAGTAACGTAGTAGCTAAATTTCTACAGAACCCATCTCCGGCGCAGGATGTAGTCAAGATGACTATCGATGATGTCGGGCATTATACGCAGAAAGAGCGGGAGTCCATCGTAGCGTCGTACTTAGAACACGAGCGCGAAGCACGAGCTAAAGGGATACCTATCATGGGTTCCGGGCGCGTTTTCCCGGTTACCGAGGCTAGTATAATCGAGGACCCCCTTCAGATGAAGGAGTTACCAGGGTGGTGGAAACAGATCGCGGGGATAGATTTCGGGTGGCAGCATCCGTCAGCCGCGGTGCTGATTCTCTATGATCCGGAGAACGACGTCGTGCATGTGCACGCGTGTCATCGGGCGAAGGAAGCTACGCCCATAGTATTCGCGGGAGCTGTTAGGAGCTGGGGCGACGTACCATTTTCCTGGCCTCATGACGGATTACAACACGATAAAGGGTCGGGTAAGACATTATCCGAGCAGTATAAGGATTGCGGACTTAATATGTTGAGGGATCGAGCCCAGAATCAGGATAAGAGTTATGGGCTGGAAGCAGGGCTTATGGACATGCTAGACAGGATGCAGACAGGGAGGTTTAAAGTTTCTAGTATGTTAGGAACTTGGTGGGAAGAATTTAGGATCTACCATCGTAAAAATGGGGTCGTAGTAAAAGAAAGAGACGACGTGATGGCGGCTACGCGATATGGCATAATGATGCTGAGGTATGCGAAGCCCCTCGTACCGCCGAATGCTAGGTACCCGATTACACCTAAAATTATTGCAGATACAACTATAGGCTACTAAATGCAGGAACAACCGGAACAAAATGAGGAGCGGATTCAGCTCCTAGGATATAGTTTAGCGAAATTAGCAGAAGAGCAGGTCGGTATACGGCGCGTGGTAGAGGACCGCTGGCTAAACGATCTCGAGCGGTTTATGGGGCAGTACGACGCCGCAACCGCTTCTAGACTATCGGCTACGGGCGGCAGTAAGGCGTTCGTTAATTTAACGAGAGCTAAAACAGCGGTGGCGGAAGCGCGGTTGTCCGACATGCTGTTCCCTAGCGACGATAAGAATTGGGGGATCCAACCTACTCCAGTGCCAGAGTTATCTAAAATGGCGCAAGATCCAGGCCAGGCGCGTAGCTCCCAGGGCGTACTGGTCAATGACGACGAGGGTAACCCGGTTCGTAATATGGACTTAGCGAGCGAGGCTATGGACGACGCGACGGAACGAAGTCGTGCGATGGAGAAAGAGATAAACGACCAGCTCGTAGAAGCTAGGTACCACGCTATAATGAGGGACGTCATACACGATGGGTGTGTATTCGGCACCGGTATCGTTAAGGCACCTATTATATTAGCAAGGCAGCGTAAAAGCTGGAAGGATCAAGGCCAGGGAGTACACACCATGGATATGGTGGATGAGTACCGGCCAGGGGTAGAGAAGATCAACATATGGGATTTCTTTCCCGACATGGCGGCTACGCACATAGATGAAGCTAACTTTATATTTGAGCGGCGCTATATTTCCAAGAAACAACTGATCGGACTAGCGCAGAACCCTGGGTATTTACCGGAGCAGATCCGGTTAGTGATCAAGAATACATCTAAAGAAGACGCGTCAGGTTCTACCCACGTCGCTAGGCTTAGGACATTATCAGGGTTAGCTACAGATCTGACTCAAGGCCGATACGAGCTGTGGGAATATCACGGCCCTCTAGATAAAGAAGATCTGGCTTGCTGCGGCTATGAGATAGACGAGGAAGAGGATGAGCTGAGTGTTAATGAGGCGGTCGTAACATTCGTCAATAATATAGTGATTAAGGCTGATATTAATCCAATGGAGACTCAAGACAGGCCTTATTCGGTATTCAATTATGAGACTGACGATACTAGTTTGTTCGGGTTCGGGATTCCACATTTAGTTAGACATGAGCAACGTATAGCTAACGCGTCCTGGCGGATGGCGCTCGATAACGCGGCTCTGACTACTGGAGGACAGATCGTACTCAACCGAGAAGTACTGATTCCCGATGATGGGAATTGGTCTATTCGTCCGCGTAAGACTTGGCACGTAACCGACCCGACAGTTGATGTGCGAGCGGCGTTCCACACTCACGAGACCAGTTCTCACCTGGATGAACTGCTCGCTATTTATAATATGGCCAGGAATATGGCGGACGACGTTACGACGCTGCCGATGCTCGCGCAAGGTGAGATGGGCGGGGCACCGGATACAGCGAGCGGCATGAGCATGCTGCTTAACTCTTCGAACGTAGTACTTAGACGTGTAGTGAAGAGTTTCGATGACGATGTAACCGCGCCATTGATAACACGGTTCTACGACTGGAATATGCAGTTCAACCCTAAAGAGTCCATCAAAGGAGACTTTGAGGTCGACGCGCGCGGTAGTTCAACGCTACTGGTTAAAGAAACTCAGACCCAAGCACTGATTACTATGATGCAGCTGGCTGAATCCCCGGTATTCGGGCCGTTAGTTAAGTCAGCGGAGCTGTTTAGGAAAGTGGCGCAGGCTCAACACATTACTCCGAACGACGTGATTGTCTCAGACGAGGAGATTAAAGCGATGGAGGCGCAGGCGGCCGAACAGGCTGAGGAGCCCGATCCGGAGTTATTACTTAAGGAAAAAGAGATCGAGGTTAAGTTGGAGATAGCTAGGATGAACGCGCAGGTGGAAATGGCCAAAATAGCGGCGCAGACTGACTCCAGTATGGCTCAGGTGGAGTCTAATATGGCGAAAGCACAGCTTACGGAGGACAATAAGGCCAATATACACATGTCAGAATTGGATTACGCTAAGAAGAACGAGGGTAAAGGAATATGATCGACGAGAGCTCACCTACGTGGAGTGCAGTGCATACGCATGTTAATAAGGATTTGGCTAAGCTGCAGTGGGCGCTTGAAAACCCTAAAACTTCGTATGATGATACTCAATTTTACAGGGGGAAGGTACACGCTTTGAAAAGTATACTTAAGTACCCCGCATCCGAGCAGTTTACTGTCGACGATAGCGGGCAAATAAAATAAGGAGCATATGATGGAAGAAGAATTTGAGCAGGGATTCGCAGATGCAGTTAATGGGGAACCGGAAGTACAGACCGAAGAGCTTGTAGCCGAAGAGTCTGAAGAGCCTGTAGCCGAAGAGTCTGAAGAGCCTGTAGCCGAAGAGTCTGAAGAGCCTGTAGCCGAAGAGTATGAGAATGTTCAGGCCCGAGTGGTGGAAGTGGAACATCAAGCGGACTCTGATAGCGGGCGTGTATCCGCGCTGTCTCGTAAGTTGTACGAAACTAGACAAGGAATGCCTACAGCGCTAACTGAGGGGAGTCCGGAACATACGTTTGATAAATGGAACACTTTAAAGGAAGAGTATCCTGATATCGCAGGGGGTACAGCCGAAAAATTAGGGGAGTTAGAGGCTCGAGTTGAGCGCATGGTGGAGGATCGGTTAGCTCCTATCCGAGAAATGGAAGAACAACGGTACATTGATAGTCAGGTAGCGCAAGTGAAAGGAGCGTACCCGGATTGGCAGGATACCGTCCATAGCGATGATTTTAGTGGTTGGTTAGGTAAACAACCGTTAAAAGTGCAGGATTTGAAGGGATCCATGGAATCAGAGGATTACATTTATCTTTTGAAGTGTTATAATGCAGATAAGTCAGAGCAAGTCGAAGAGATACGATCTTCTCGCGCGAGCACGCTAAAGAGTAATGTAGCGGTTCCGAAGAGGGGTCCATCCAGGCCACCAGGTCCACCTGATGACTTCGAATCCGCATTCGCGTATTACGCGCAGAAGGATTAGATTTGCTAGGTACGAGTTAGGTCCCTTTATTGCGGCTTAACTCCTCTGCCACGATACTGAAGTAGTACGACGGTCTAGCAGAATGCCAGCCCCTCGTTAAGAGAGCTTCGAAGAATATATTCGTTTATCTTTTAACCAAGAGGAGCCATCATGGCTGAAAATTACCTAACATCAGGTGCGGAAAACGCACTATTTCGTAGTACAGGCGGCGCGGGCAATGAACCAACGTCTTCAACTGCGGCCGCATTAACCAATTACGGCAACATATCACAACGTACAGCGGCTTATGCTGCCAAGCAGATGCTTGAGCATGCACAACCGATCCTTGTACTATCTAAATTCGGGCAATCTAAACCGATGCCTAAAAATTCATCCGACACTATCGCATTTCGTAGACCTAAACCACTAGGTGTACAGTATGCAGCGGACGGTATCACTCCAAAAAGTCTTGTCGAGGGTACACCTCCAACCGAGCAACAGGTCAAGTACGAAGACGTATGGGTTAAATTAAACCAGTATGGCGGTTTAGTTAAAATCACTGACGTTGTTCAGGATCTATCTGAGGATCCAGTTTTAAGTGACGCATCAATGTTATGTGGCGAGCAAGCCGCAGAAACCCTTGAGATGCTTACTTGGGGCGTTATCAGAGGTGGATCTAACGTATTTTGGGCGGGTAAGCTCGATTCTAACGGCAAGCCAACTAAAGCGACTAGTCGCGGCGGAGTAGCGGGCGTAGTCAATTTAGGGCAGATTCGCGCGGTTACACGACAGCTTAAATCGGCTAGAGGTAAACCGGTTACGTCTATGATGGGCAGTTCAGTTAACTTCGGTACTGAAGCGGTCGAGGGCGGTTATATTGCCTTTTGTCATACAGATTGCGAGAACGATATTCGTGAATTACCTGGTTTTATCCACCTAGCGGATTACGGATCTCGTAAACCCCTAGCCCCGGAAGAGATCGGTTCTTGCGAGAACGTACGTTTCTTGATGTCTCCTTTACTACTACCGTTCCCTGATTCAGGAGCTTTAATTTCTGGCGACGCGGCAGGCATGGTCTCTTCTGGTGAGACGACCCCGAAAGCAGATGTTTATCCGATCGTTATTATCGCTAAGCATGCGTTTGGTTTAGTACCGTTGAAGGGCGCTAAAGCGATTACACCAACAGTACTTAATCCAGGAACTCCATCGAAATCAGACCCTTTAGGTCAGATCGGGTTCGTAGGTTGGAAATCATGGTTCGCGGCAACTATCTTGAATGAGACGTGGATGTCTCGGTTCGAGGTAACTGTAACAGAACTATAAAGGTATGAGGGTCCTCTAACGAGGGCCCTCTCTTTTAACTCAGGAAGAGGGAAAGATTATGGCTAGTAAAGCAGTGGCTAAGAAAGATACAGAGTTCAAGGAAGTAACTAAAAAAGATACGGTAAGAGTGCTTATCCATAAAACGATGGGCGATCAAGGCCAACAGTTCGTACCCGTAGGCGTTAACGGGAAGCAGTGGCTTATTCGGCGCGGTGAAGAAGTGGACGTACCACCCAGTGTGGCGGAGGCGCTGAAATGCGCGGTTCGGTACGAAGTTGGGTACGACCAGAGGGACCATAGCACTCCGATCAGGGAGATGCAGGCATACCCGTTTAGTATAGTCGGATGAAACTAGATTCGTTTCATCGGTTTATAGCTCCCGAAGTACGGGGTTGTCCTACTATCACGATTGACGTAGCAGTAGTAGACGCGATTCGTGATTTCTGCCAGCGGACGGATGCGTGGCGGACTACAGCTGTATTACCTTTGATTGCGGGGATGTCTAATTACGAGGTCGATATACCTTCGAAGACGGATGTAGTACGCGTGTTAAGCGTAGCGGCAGCGGGGGAATCACTTCAAAATTTAGGTTCTCATTTACATCATAACCCGTTTAGCCCAGGGTGGGTACATACCCACAGGACATATACATTTAGTAACACCACTGATGACCCTAATACGGTTTATCTTACGGCGGCACCTGCCGAGCGGGTTACTAATGGCCTGGTAATCGATGTGTCGCTCAAACCACAGTACAACAATTCCAATGTAGACGACGCGTTGTTTGACAGGTGGTACGAACCCATAGTAATGAAGGCTAAAAATCTATTATTTTTACAACCGGGGACGGCGTGGAGTAACCCAGAGTTAGCAGCGTACTACTTCCAGTTATACAATAGATCTACCGCACAAGCACAAACAGAGGCTCGTAAAGAGTACGCATTTAAAGATCCGGCAAACCCGGAGATATCCCCAATATGGTGAAAATATGGCATTATCAGTTCAGAATTTAATAGACCGTGCGGGGATCATACTCCACGATACGACTAAAGTACGCTGGCAGGAGACCGAGTTATTAGACTGGTTAAACGACGCGCAAAGGGAGATCGTCTTAATTAGGCCAGACTCTAGTGTAACCAGTGAGGCGCTAGACTTAGATCCGGGTACTAAACAGACGCTACCACCCCTAGGCATTAGGATATTAGACGTTATACGTAATACGGGCGCCGGGGCAGTACGCGTGATTGATAGGAATGTATTAGACGCGCAACAACCGGATTGGCACGTAACACCTGTGAGTGAGGTAGTCGAGCACTTCATGTTTGATTTAAGGGACCCGAAACGGTTTTACGTTTACCCCGCGCAACCGGCAACTGGGATGGGGTCTGTAGAGCTCGTATATTCCTCTTCACCGACAGACGCTACATTAGCGGTAGCAGCCGATTCAGCCGCTATTCCACCTATAGTAGCCGCCGCCGACTCTGGATTAACACTCGATGACGTGTACGCGAACGCTATATTAGATTACATTCTGTATAGAGCGTATAGCAAAGATGCGGATTTCGCAGGTAACGCTCAACGCGCGTTGAAGCACCACGAGGCTTTCGTAACTTCGTTAGGCCTTAAATTTCAAGTAGACCAGTTAATAGATCCAAACACGCAGGACAATCCAGTTCCCGCACAACAATGATAAATTACTGCATGCCAATGCTGAGAATAACCTCCGGAGGAGTAAAATATGGCGTATTACGAGACCATCAAGGTGGTCGCAGGGGATACCAAACCTGATTTAGAGTTTACATTACGCGACGCGCATACGGCCGCGTACGGGAAAACTTTAGACGAGGATGAACCCTCTACCTGGGCCCCGCTGGACTTAACTACTAGTACGGTCGAGGTAAAATTCCGCGCACTCGGCGGTACATCCATATTAGACACTATGACCTGCGGGTTACTAGACCAGACTAGTAAACCTGGGCAGTGCTTTATGCAGTGGAACACCGACCCTAAAACGTTGGACGTCGAGGCGGGCACGTACGAGGCAGAGATAACCGTTACCGATTCCAACGGTAGCCAGACGGCAGTAGATAGGTTCAAGATTAAGGTTAGGTCGTCCTTCTAGATGTTAATTCGCGCGACAGTAGCGTACACCCCTTTAGAGATAGAGTCAGGGGAATATACTAAGCTAGAAGCTCAGTTAGGGACGTATACGGTCCTGGAAGCAGAGGCTACGTATCGTAGGCTAGAAGTAGCTGGGTTATTCGCGAATTGGAACTCCCTAAACCAGCGCCCTCACATCGACATAGCTCTTGGGGACTTAGTAGGAGTACATACCCGTAAATCGGTATTCGATGTACTGAATGTGGTAGACCAACCCATTGGCTTTTATAGGACGTGGGGGCAGGACAGCGGATCTAATTTACCATTTACAGATGTAACGTGGTTCGCGCTAGCTTC